AAGAGTAGAGGAAATTGAACATCAAATAGAAAAGGCAAATACACCTTATGAAGTTGAACAATTACAAAATAGATTAGCTAAATTTGTAGGTGGAGTAGCTATTATTCATGTTGGTGGTTTTACTGAAACTGAAATGAATGAAAGAAAAGATAGAGTTGATGATGCCTTACATGCTACAAAAGCTGCTATTGAAGAAGGTGTACTACCAGGAGGTGGTGTTGCTTTGTTATATGCTAGGGAAAGTATCAAAAACCTAGATAGTATTGGAGGTCAAATAGTATATAAAGCATGTGGTAAACCATTTGAACAAATATTAGTTAATGCTGGTTATAGTACTACTGATGCTCAGATTATGGGTAAATATAAATTAGTAGATTCAGGTAACGATCATTGGGCTGGTATTGATGTTAATAAAGGTAAAGTAGTAGATTATAAAGAAGAAGGTGTAATTGATCCTACTAAAGTTACTAGATTAGCATTACAAAATGCTGCTTCAGTAGCAGGTACTGTTCTATTAACTGAATGTACTATTATTGAGGATAAAGATGGGGATGAATTTAAAGAAAAAGGATACGAAAACAATGGGGTTCCTCAACCTGGAGTTGGATTTTAGTAGAAATTTTCGTATATTATAGTTATGGCAAAAACAAAGGTTATAGAAGAGAATATCTTAATTGCTCGCAGAGTGCCACCAGGAGACAAGTGGAGACTTGTTGCTAATGAACCTGATGGTCAAGTCCATAAAACGCTTACTGATACCTTGGAAGCGTATATGGTTAAAACTGGCTTTAAAGGGGAGTATAGGTTAGCTCCCCTTAAAAGTGAGTTATATGCAATTTCAACTACAGAAGAAGAAGTAAAACCAGAACCAATTAAACAATATTCTATTTATGGAGAATACTAATCATAGTTTATTAGTAGAAAAATACAGACCTAATGTACTAGATAATTATGTAGGTAATAAAAATATTAAAACAGTAATATCTAAATATCTAGAACAAAATGATATTCAAAATTTTATATTTTATGGACCTGCTGGTACAGGAAAAACAACATTAGCTAAATTAATAGTACATAATTTAGAATGTGATTACGTTTATATAAATGCTAGTGATGAAAGGGGTATTGAAACAATTAGAGATAAAGTATCTAGTTTTGCATCTGTAGCATCATTTAAACCACTTAAAGTAGTTATATTAGATGAAGCAGATTTTCTTACTATTCAAGCTCAGGCATCATTACGTAATATAATAGAAACATTTTCCAGAACTACTAGATTTATTTTAACTTGTAATTATGTAGAACGAATAATAGACCCACTACAGTCAAGATGTCAAGTATTAAAAGTAGTTCCCCCAACTAAAAAAATTACAGCACTTCATTTGTTAAAAATATTAGATCAAGAAAATATTAGACATACAGATGAAGATATAATTAGTATAGTAAACCAATTTTATCCTGATTTAAGAAAGTGTATTAATGCTATTCAAGCTAATACTGTTGATTCACAACTTAAATTAGATAAATCTGTTTTATTTTCATCTAATTATGTTAATAAAGTAATAAGTGAATTAGGTAAAGATAAACCTAGTTTTAAAAAAATAAGGCAAATAATTGCTGACGCTAATACAGATGATTATGAAGAATTATTCAGAGAATTATTTGATAGTGCTAGTGAATATTTACCAGGTAAAGAAGGTACAGTAGCTGGATTAGTTAATGACCATCAATACAAATCTAATTTCCGAATTGATAAGGAAATTAATATAATGAGTTTAATCAATAATTTAATTTTACAAAAATGAATGGACAAGCAGGAGGAGCAAATCCTCAACAAAGACCACAAATGCAAGTAGATTTAACTACTACTTCAGGAGTTAAGAATTCTAAAGGTACAAGCATATTTAAATCAGCAGTTATATTAAGAAAAATTTCTAAATATGTAGCTGGAACTGATTCAGATGCTATTATGCCTATTCCAGTATTTATTGATCCTTACAATGATAAAATTGTTGCGGATGGATTACCATTGGAATTAAGAGAAGAATTAGCTGATGAAAGTTTTTTGACTGAATCTAATGATTAAAAATATTTGGGATTGGCTAAAACAAATTAATTATATTAAGGCCGATCCCTCTTCTTTTTCTGACAAGGATTGGGATATTTGGAATAGTTACATGGTACATAGATTTATATCTATGAATCAGGATTATATAGATATTGTAAATGAAGTACAAAGTATTAATCCCCAAAACAAAAAAGAGATTTATACCATTTATAGGGAATATATTCCAAAAAATAATAAGTGGAATAAATATATTAAGTCAAATGTTAAACAGCATAAAAGTGAGTTATTAACCTATTTAGCAGAATATTGGGAATGCTCACAAAACGAAGTAAAAGAATATCTAAATTTTTTGGAAGATGATGAAGTGCTTCGTATATTGAATAGTATGGGAATACAACCAAAAGAAATAAATCAAATATTATGAACGTAGAAGTATACAAATTTTTAAAAGCGGAAGCAGAAGCAGATAAGGCTAAGGCTTTAGCAAGTATGAAATTATTAACAGGACACCCAGCAGGTATAGGTGATCACTCAACTAAAGATTACTGGGATAATTGTACTGAATTTCTTAAATTACTTGCCTCAGCAGAGGAAAGATTAGAAACATTAGAAAAATATTTTAATACAGCTCCTCTAGCTGATGAAAAAGAACAAATTAATGGGTGATAGTGTAAGTAAGTACTACGAACTAGTTAGTGAAGAAGAATTTGATAAAGCAGTGAAAAAATCTCAAAAAGAAACTATTGATGGCCTAGGTGTCATTGAAGTATTTGAAACAGAATATCCTGAATTAGCTGATGAATTTAAAAACATTCAATCAGAAATGTATGAAATGTTTGCTCGTAAGCATATGGATTATGGTTTAAATAATATAGCTTTAGGTGGTGATTTAACTGATGAATCAGATAAAAAATTCTCATTAACTGGGTTATGTATCAGATTAACTGATAAAATATCTAGACTTAAAAACCTTCTTTCTAATGGCAAAAATTATGTGAAGGGAGAAAGTATGGAAGACACGTTTATTGATATAGCTAATTATGGAATTATTGGCTTATTAGTAGGACGTGATAAGTGGAAAAAATAATTTATGGCCAAAAAGGTTCCTAAAATAGTTAGGGAGATTCAAAAAAATCCTCCTGAAGATATTAACTTTGCATTTCAAAAGAATATATCTTATTCTCAATATTCAATGTATAAGCAATGCCCCCATAAATGGAAATTGCATTATAAGGATAAGATAAATCAAAGAGATACTTCTATTTATTTAGTTTTTGGTATTGCGATTCATGAAGTAATACAAGATTATTTAGATGTCTTTTATAATGTTAGTAAAGTTAAAGCTAATGAAATAGATTTAGAATCATCATTTCAGGAAAAATTTATTGAAGCGTATCAAAAACAGTATAAGGATAATAATAATGAACATTTTTCTGATGCTGTGCAAATGAGGGAATTTTTTGAAGATGGAGTCGAAATATTAAATTTTTTTAAAAAAAGAATAGGTGGTTATTTTTCTAAGCGAGGTAATTATTTAGTAGGTATTGAATTACCTATTGTTTATGCTCCTAATAAAATGAAAAATAATTTACTTTATACTGGTTTTTTAGATGTTGTTTTATATAATGAAAATTCAGACGAATTTACTATTATTGATATCAAAACTAGTACAAGGGGTTGGACATCAAGAATGAAAAAAGACGAAGATAAACAATTCCAACTTATTTTATATAAGCAATATTTTTCTGATTTATATAATATACCATTAGAAAAGATAAATATAAAATATTTTATAGTAAAAAGAAAACTATGGGAAAAAAGTGATTACCCACAAACCAGAATACAGGAATTTAGACCAGCTAGTGGTAAAATAAAACTAAATAAAGCTAAAAAAGCAATATTATCTTTTATTAACGAAGCATTTAATTCTGATGGTAAAATTAAGGAACAAAAATATCCTTGTAAGTGTGGTCAATGTCAAACTGTTTTTACCTAGTTATTAATTTTCATATATTTACATATATGTATAAACAAATATAATGTTATTAAATAATCAAGATTATGAGTAATAAAAAACCAATGACACTAACGAGTGTTAAAGTTCAAACAGACTTGTTTAATGATTTTAAAGTAGAATGTGTTAGAAGAAAATTTTCATTCCAAAAACTTGCTGACCGAAGTATTTATTTGTATCTTACAGATGAAGATTTTAGGAAAAAAATTACTAACCAAACTACTTTAGACCTTTAAATAAAAATTAATGAATAAAAGTTATAAACATCTTCCAAAGGATAAAAGGAAGAAAATATTATTAATCACAGACGATATTAGAGTACATTCAGGTGTTGCTACTATTGGTAAAGAAATTGTTGTAGAAACTTGCCATCACTTTAATTGGGTTCAAATAGCTGGAGCTATTAAACACCCGGATCATAAGAAAAAAATGGACATTAGTAAAGATTGTGGTGTTCATGCTGGTATTGATGATGCATCAGTATTTTTATATGGAGTAGATGGTTATGGTACTTCGGAAATAGTTAGACAAATCATTCAGATTGAAAAACCAGATGCTATTTTACTAATTACTGATCCAAGATATTTTACTCACATTTTTAATATTGAACATGAGATAAGAAAAAATATTCCTATTGCATATTTAAATATTTGGGATGATTATCCAGCGCCAATGTATAATCAAGCATTTTATGAATCATGTGATTTATTAATGGGTATTTCAAAACAAACTAAAAATATTAATCAATTAGTTTTAGGAGATAAAGCTAAAGATAGAATATTTAGGTATGTACCTCATGGATTAGATCATAATGTCTATAAACCGTTAGATAATAATGACGCTGAATATAAGGCATTTAAAAAACAACTATTCCCTAATCAGGATCCTAAATTTGTAGTATTTTTTAATTCTAGAAATATTAGAAGAAAAATGATTCCAGATACACTACTAGCATTTAG